CAATCTTGGTGAATTCGATCCACTAATGGTCTTCCTTCAAAACGTTGTCAAGACGAGAGGTGTTGTATCTATGGTTCTGATAGTTAAATCTATCAGGCTACAGGTACTTCACTATCTTGCCAAAGATAATATTAGAGTGAAGAATATCGGATTGACACGAGATGGTATCCCAAAAGCATAGGGCCCATAGATTGAGCAAGTACGTCGAGAGAAACCGGATGTAATCCGCTTGATCCTAACGGTATTGTTCGCAACTAGGGCTTTAAACCTAGGACGAGTACCTGATACAAGCTCCATTACTTCCCAATTTATGGGTACAGGTTTTGAAGTTAAGTACAGGTACGAGTTCTGGGAGGCTTAGGGGTATCATAGGACCCATGATGTACCAAAGGCGTTAAAATGGAAGAAATTCCACTTTACGACCAAGGCAGGCCCAAATGGGCATGCTCTTGGGACCAGTATGGTTGACTTTGCTAGCCTATCTGAAGCTCAGATTAAAAACCTGAAACTTTAGGGCGGCGAGACAATGTCTAACATACTGGACCTTTGGAGTAGCAACCTTGATATCGTCGGTTCTCCGAAAGGAGGGTTGACAAGGAAATTAGTCTATTTCCCTGACAAGGAAATGAAAGTGAGGGTGGTGGCGATTTAGGACCTTTGGTCCCAAACCGTCCTACGTCCTCTCCATTCATACCTATTCAGGGCATTAGCTAAGATCCCTCAAGATTGTACTTTTGACCAGGGATCATTTAAACAAAAGATAGTTAATTGGGATACCTTCCACTCCGTCGACTTATCGGCGGCCACGGATAGGTTTCCTATTGACACCATATCTTCTGTCTTAAATGGTATCCTTCCTTGGTCTTATGTCAAAGCATGGAAATCCATCATGGTAGATACTCCCTTTATTTTAGACGGTAGTGAGAAAATCTCATACAATACCGGTAATCCAATGGGAGCCTACTCAAGTTGGGCATCCTTTGCTATTGCCCACCATTACATTTTCTTCCATATAAGTAAGGAGTTAAAGATGGATTATCCAACTTTACCCTATGTCTTATTAGGGGATGATGTTTTGATAGGTAATGACTAGATCAAAGAAAGATACGTCGAGATACTAAACCAACTCGGTGTGGAGTGGTCTCCGG